GTGTAGACCTTGGCGTACTTGACCAAACCATCATTGTTTTTAGCGACGCGCATTTTTGGCCTGGAGAATATACAACGGCTTACAAAGGTCTATTGTGGGCAATTAAAGAATTAAAACCTCATGTAGTCATTTCTAATGGGGATGCATTTGATGGGGCGTCTATTAGTCGGCATGACCCGTTAGGCTGGTCTAAAACTCCAAGTGTGATTGAAGAACTGAAAGCAGTCCAAGCCCACCTTGGTGAAATAGAAGAGACAGCAAAAGCCGCCCGACACAATGTAAAACTTTTGTTTACTTGGGGCAATCATGACACCCGTTTTGCCAACAAATTAGCGGTTCAAGCGCCTCAGTATCGCGAAGTGCATGGGTTCAAATTGCAAGACCATTTGCCAGCATGGGAGTTTGCTTGGTCTGTATGGCCCACGCCCGACTGCGTTATCAAGCACCGATATAAAGGTGGAGTTCATGCCGCCCACAACAACACGGCCTCGGCTGGGGTGTCGGTGGTTACCGGCCATCTGCACAGTCTCAAGGTCACGCCTTATGCCGATTTTACTGGTAACAGATATGGTGTAGACACCGGAACTTTAGCGGAAGTGTACGGCCCACAATTTGACTACGGAGAAGGCAACCCATTAAACCACAGGTCGGGGTTTGTTGTGCTGACATTCAAGGGTGGTAGGCTCTTATGGCCTGAAGTAGTTAGCAAGTTTAGCGATTTTCAGGTCGAATTTAGGGCTCAAATTATCAACGTATAGGAGTTTTTATGTTTAATTTTTTTGTGTATATTGGTGAAGTCGCAGAAGTAGAAAACGATGATTCGTTTTTTGACAATTTTGAAGACGGCGAAAATTATGTCTACGACGAAGACTATGAGTGCTATTGCTGGTACGACGAACTTTATGATGCGTGGTATTGGCTGAACGAAGACACTGGCGAATGGCTCTTGGTCGAAGAAGATGACGAAGCCGATTGGGGCGACGACGAAGAGGAAGACGAAGAAGAGTGCGAAGAAGCCTAATCAGGGTAAATCATCGCTAAAGCGTCATTTAAGGACGCTTGAATCTTAGACACGACTTGCTCAAAAGGTAAGTCGTGTTTTCTATTCTGCCTTAGTATTTCATTAATTTCGTGCAGCGTTTGCCAAGCATAGCCCGAATGAATGGCTTTGATGGCTTCTTCTTCGTCGTTAAATGTCGCTGTGATTTTCATGTTGCACCATTTCGTTTAGTGATATGTCAATCTCTATTTGAGCCGCCATACCATCCTCATATCCTCGGGCATAGGAACTTTGTTCAACCGCAATCAATTGATTGATCAGCCGCTGCTGTATCTCACAAATGCGCATTAGGCTGTCCAGCGCAAGGTCGCGCTTGCTCATGCGCTCTTCTCTTCAATGTTGTAAAACCAATCGTTGTTAGCACTCCACTTGCGTGTTCCATCGACCGTCCAAAAAGTCTGTGCGGCTTGGAAATCAGGAAACTTTGTCTCAGCGGGCACAAGGCTTTGGTCATACCACAGACACCGGTTGTTTGGCTGGCAAGCAAATTGCCCGTTCTCAAGGCGCATGAAATTGAACGATTTGTGTTCTTCGGCTTGTTCAGTAAAGCCGGTGTCCAAGTCTTGCCCATCAGCGCAAAAATCCACAGTGAAAAGATATGTGCCGTGATGCCATTGCTTGTCTTTGCCAAGAAACTTTACGCCCAGGTTACGCAAAGCAATCTTTTCCACCACCGTAAACCGGTAGCCCATGCAATCCCACAATTGCAAAAAGTCAATGGGCAGATCGCCGTGGTCTGTTTTCCACACATAGGCGTGGATAGGCAGCTTGTCGTACAGCGCACCGTAAGCTGGCAACAGCGATTCAATGCGAAACACTTGCCCGCGCAAGGCTTTGATGCTGACCCAAATGGCTGGCTCCAGTTCGCCGTGGCCCTTGGTGAAATTGTGCAAAAACTCGCGCCGCACAAAACATTTTAATGGCGGCAATGCCGCAACGATGTAACTCATTTCATTTCTCCTATGTGGGCGGCGCGTAAAGCGTTTTTAACTTCTTCAAACGGCAAAAATGCGTCAGTTAGACAATGCCGATATGTTTGCATTAGTTCATAAAAATCCTGCGACTCTAAAAATTCATCAAATGCAACAGGCTCCTGCGCTGGCTGTGCCAATTCAAATTTTTCAAACAACGCATCTTTGTCCGCAGCCACGCTACGTTTTGAATCAAATCCGGTCATAGCATTCCATTCTTTAAAACAATGCAAGTGCCCTCAAGCAACGTAATCATGCTGTTGCCTTTGAACGCCATTTTTTGCAAATTTTCTTTTTGAGCGTCTACCGCAACACGGCATTGCTGTTCGGATTTGTACCAGTTTTGCGCTTGCATAAATTCACAATTGCCGTTCATGCAAACAAACAAGATGGGAACAAAAATAACTTGAATCATAAAAATACACTCCATAAAACCACCCCAAAACCGCCCACTACAAACAGCACTACCGCAACGGTCAGCGCAACAAACAACAAGCTAAATATCATGTCGTCGTCTTCGTCGTTCATTTGCAATGCTCCGCAAAAATTGCCAGCGGGTTGTTGCATGGCGGGCTGTAAAAGGTGTATCCAACATAGAAAAACACTACTGTAACGGTAGCGCACACGCCAATCAATGTAAAGATGGTTTCAATCAGTTTCATATCAATCGCCTTTGTTGTGGCTGAAATGCCCATTCCCGTTCCATCCGGTTTGACAATGATTTGACCAACTGGCCTGTTTGCTTAATTAGCCCCTGGCGTTCTAGTTCGGGCAACCGGCGACTAATCTGATTCTTGTCCAGCTTAGACATCAGCATGATGCCGTCCTTGCCAAGTGCCCCGTACTTTTGCAAGCAATCAACAATAATGACGGCGTGATCTTTAGCCAAGTCATAGGCTTGCGCTGCCGCCATATGGCTTGTCACTGGATCGGTGTTTCTAGAAAGGAATGTCATCGTCGTTATCCTTTGGCAAACCTTGGTATTTGTCCTCGCGTGGGCGCGGCTCATTCAAAAATGCCCAGCCGTCCCAGCCGCCTTCTTTCAGCGGGATTACATCCAGCTTAAGCATTTCGCCTTTTTGCGTTTGGATGATTGACCCAATTCGCTGGTAACGGTTTTTTTGTTGACCATCGGAATTGGTGTAGCTTCCAACGATACAAGTGATTTCCATTTTGATTTTTGACATGATTACCCTTTAAGTGATTCGGCGTGTTTCTTAATGCTGCTGCGGGTTTTGCTGTCAAGCATTCCCCACAAAGCGGTTTTTTCTTCCACATCGGTGATGCCCGAATATTCTTCAAACGCACCGATTAGGTCATTGGCGCTTATGCGCTCATCAATGGCTGCTGCAACATCTGCAACGATTGCCATACGGCTGGGCGGCACAAGGTCAGTCTTGGTCGCTGACACTTTTGGAGCCGGTGTTCTAGATGCCGCATTGCCATCATCATCTTCCGGCGCAATTCCAGCCGCCGCCATGAGGCTGTAACGCCTGGCGTAAGTCAATGCCGAGCCATAACCCTGCGCGTCTTGTTTGCTGGCAGGAACGTGCAGCTTGCCGCATTCCATCATTTCGCCTGATTCATGCACAAACACCGTTTCCACGGTCACGCCTGTGCTGTCCTCAGATGTGCGTTGCACCAATGCAATCCCTGCGTTGTTGAGGCTGTCAATGACTGCTTCGATGCAGCCTGACAAGTCCACATACTTGCTGCGGAAGTGCGGGTTTGTAGACGTTTTTAACGCCGGTGCAAACCCGCGCTGGGCGCGTACCAAAGCTGATGCAATATTCTTCATAAATCACCTCCAAAGTCTTCACCACATTTTTCGCAAGAGAAATACCACAGCACATTCACATCGTCAAAGGCGTGGCGCGTCATTTCACCGCAGTCATGTCCACAGATTGGGCATTCGTGATCTTCGCGGGGTCTGTCAAAAGTAGCGTCTGTTTGCATCAGTAGTACCTCGGGCCACAAGTTACATCAACAATGGTTTCAGCGGTGTAGCCATTGATTTTGCGCTTGCCAAACACGGTGATTGCCCGTAGGCCGGATGTCTCACATTGTTTGACAGCATCAATGACCTCAGACCGGCCCATTGATTGGATTTTCTTGTCCATCACCAATTGCTGTTCTGTCATGGGCGGTTCGCTGGCGCAGCCTACCAGCGCAAGGCATAGTAGATATTTCATGCGCGTTCTCCCATCAGAATCTTTTCAATATTGCTGATTTCTTCTACAGCAAATTCCATTTCTTGGCAAAGATGCCGCACTTGCGCCCGCAAGCATCCAACTTCGTAGGCCAGCCGGTCAGCGGTGTTGGTGCTGTAAGCATTGGCGCGGTCTTCACAATCTTTGATAATTTCAGCGGCGTTCATTTTTCAAGCCTTTCATCAATGTATTGGCGTAGGTATTGACGGGTTGCGGTATTGAGATAGTCAATCCATTCCAAACCGCCGTACCGCACCGAATAAACCGCAAGCGTGTCCATCTCGGTGTCCCATTCATAGTAGACCTCCAATTTGGCATATTCGCCATTAGGCAATTCGTCCCATTCAACTTCGCGCATGGAGTCGTAAACAGTCATACTCCACCTCCAACAAAATAGCCAATGGTGTAGCTAATGATGGCAATGGCTGCCGCTGTGATGATGCTGTCCCAAGTTTCGTGTGTCATTTGACTTTCCTAAAAAGTCCGCTTTGAAATGTTGCGGCTAAGGTAAGTATAAGCCAGCTTACACACATTAAGCAAACTTACATTGCTAAATGCATTAGGGCAAACCCTATGTTTGATGCCCATAAGTTAGCTTACAATGGCAGGATGACCAAACAGGAACTTATTGACAAAGCAGGCTCACGCAAAGCGCTGGCTGAATTGTTAGGCATCAGCCTGGCAGCTATTAGCCAATGGAAAGTTGTGCCTAAGGCGCGGTTGTGGCAGGCGAAAGATTTGCGGCCTGAGTGGTTTTGATTTAGCATTGGGCACGGCTACCTTTAGCGGGGGAAAAGGCGATTCGTTACCGCCCTGCCGATGTTCTTTTTAGTAACGTAAACCGATAACGTAAGGTTAAAAATGCATTACTACCAATTCAACATTGGTGATTACGTCAGCCACACACGGCATCTTTCCCCTATTGAAGACATTGCATATCGGCGCTTGCTGGATGCCTATTATTTAAGTGAACGCCCGTTAAACAGCGGTGTGGCGGTCGTTGCACGGCAAATAGGATTGCGCGACTATCAAGAAGAAGTTGCCGTTGTTCTTGATGAGTTTTTTAAGCTGACCGAGGAAGGCTGGATTAACAGTCGTGCCGACAAGGAAATTGCCCATTTTCATAGCAAAATTGAACAAGCGTCTAAGGCAGGTAAAGCATCTGCTGAACGCCGGAGCAACGCCCGTTCAACGGACGTTCAACCAACCAATAACCAAGAACCAATAACCAATAACCATAAACCAAAGAATACAAATACAGTCGCCCCGCCTCACGGCGTGACGGTTGGTGTTTGGCAGGATTGGTTGAAATTGAGGAAATCAAAAAAGGCGGCGGTTACCCAAACAGCCCTTGATGGCATACAGCGCGAAGCGGACAAAGCAGGGGTCAGCCTACAGACAGTCCTTGAAACGTGCTGTGAACGGGGCTGGACGGGCTTTAAGGCCGAATGGATGCAGTCTCATGTCCATCAAGACAAGACCATGGGCGCTGCCAGGGCCATTTTTGGTGACGAAAGGAACTTCAATGTCCTCAAAATTACCTGATGGCTGGATTCAGCGGCTGTTTGCGGCCTTGCAAGGCAATTACGGCACTCGGTTTATGAATCAATGGAAGACCGGACAGACGCTGCCGGACGGGTCTGATGCTGGTGTGGTCAACGCCATGAATCATTGGAGTGAAAAGATGGCGGGTTTTAGCGCGGCAACGATAAAACGGGCGCTGGAGAACTTGCCGGAAGACCCGCCTACGCTGCCGCAATGGATCAATTTGCTGCGCCGCAGCTATGTTGAGCCGCCTTTTTTGCAGTTGGGAAATGAATTGACCGCCGAACAGCGGGCAAAGAACAAGGCCAGGATTGCTGAACTAATTGCAAAATTGAAAGAAAAAGCATGAGACACGCCGCAAGGGTTGACGCAAATCAGGCCGAAATTTGCGCCGCATTGCGAAATGCTGGCGCATGGGTTTACATCATTGGCTTGCCGGTTGACCTTTTGGTTGGATACAAAGGGCACACATTCTTGATGGAAGTCAAAACCAACAGTAAAGCCCGTTTTACGGGCCTACAAGCCGACTTTTTCCAAAATTGGGCCGGTGGTACGTTATGCAGGGTTGACAGCCCAAAGGCGGCTTTAGACATGATTAGGTGCGTAGATGCGAAGCCTTAACCAAAACCGCATGATGTGGGCAAACCTTGAAGACATTGCCCAGCAAGTGGTGTGGTACGGTGTTAAGCTGACAAAGGACGAATGGAAAGATGTTTTGACCGCCGCGCTGAAAAAACAAAAGGTTGTGCCTGGCATTGAAGGCGGCTTTGTTGTGATTGGTGCGCGTACCAGCAAGATGACCGTGCCGGAAATGACCGAACTGATAGAGTTATCCACAGCCTTTGGCACACAACAAGGCGTGAAATTCCGCGCTTTTGTAGACGAATGAAGTGCATAGTATGCGGCGCATGGACTGTGGTGAAAGACAGCCGTGTTGACCAAAACAACAACCGCCGCCGCCGAATAGAGTGCGCCAACTTGCATCGATTTACCACCTTGGAGACTGTAATTGTTGAAAAAACACGAGTACGTCAGAAGCAAAAAACTGCTGAAATTAGTGGCAAGCCTTGACTGTCAATGCTGCGGATCAGGCCAAATGGTGCAGGCCGCGCACACAAATTGGGGCGGCGGCAAGGGTCGGGGCATTAAAGCAGACGATAATTTGGTGGCTGCGCTTTGTCTACATTGCCATTTTGAAATTGACCAAGGGCCAAATTTGGACAAAAATGAGCGCCAGCAGCTATGGAATCAGGCACACCAAAAGACGGTGGATGCATTGACTAGCGCGGGCCGATGGCCTAAAGACGTTCCATTGCCTTACAATGGGGTTTTAGAGGTGGCGCTATGAAAAACAATGTCGCGGACTTTATTTCGACCATGCTGCATAGCGGCACGGTCACCCATTTCATGCACTTGGCGACCGATTCCTATGCAACGCATAAAGCATTGGGCAAATATTACCCCGAAATCATTGAGTTGACCGATGATTTTGCTGAGGCTTACGCTGGCTGTTACGAAAAAATTAAGGATTACCCCGAAAACTTTCACAACGCCAAAGACCCGCAAAAGTACATGGCAAGCCTTAAAACTTACATTGAAAAGAATCGGGTGGCTTTGCCGGAAGAATCCCAACTGCAAAACATCGTGGACGAAATTGCCGCTTTGGTTGACGCTACGATTTACCGTCTAACCCTCAAATGATCCGCATATTTGCAGGATATGACCCCCGGGAAGCCGTGGGCTATCATGTATTCTGCCAATCGGTCATAGAGCGCACCAAGGGGCTAGTAAGCATTACGCCCTTGTCCGGCAACAGCGGGACGGCACAAACGCATTTACCTATCAGCGGTTTCTAGTCCCATTTTTGTGCGGATACCGTGGCAAAGCCATATTCTTGGATGGCAGCGATATGCTCATGCTGGCAGACATTGAAGACCTAGAAAGCCTGTTTGACCCACGCTATGCCGTCCAGGTGGTCAAGCATGACTATCAAACCAAACACCCGAGAAAGTACATTGGCACACCGATGGAAGCCAAAAATGGCGACTATCCAAGGAAAAACTGGTCAAGCGTGGTGCTGTGGAACTGCGAACACCCGCGTAATCGGGTGCTGACACCCGAATTTATTGAGGAAAGCACAGGCGAAGAATTGCACCGATTCCAATGGTTGCCCGACTCATTGATTGGCGAATTGCCAAGGGAATGGAATGTACTGGTAGGTGAACACGACCATTTGCGGACAAAAATTGCCCATTACACGCTAGGCATACCGGAATTTGACCATTACGCTAATTGCGACTACAGTAAACCTTGGTTCAACACACAAAGCCGGATGCTTAACGGCTTGATTCATATGAAGGACGCATATGCCGAGTACTAGCAGCAAACAAGCCAAATTCATGGCAGCAGCCGCCCACAACCCTAAATTTGCAAAAATGGCAGGCATTCCGGTGAAGGTAGCCAAGGAATTCAACAAGGCTGACCAAGCTAAAACGCAAAAGACTAAAAAGAAATAAAGAATGGTTTCTTTATGACTTCAGAATCTAAAGTAGGCAAAACTAGAAAAAAAACGGGTGGTCGCACGGGTGGAACGCCCAACAAGGCCACGCAACAGGCGCGTGAGGCCATTGCATTGTTTGTTGATGGCAATGCCCATAGATTGACCGAATGGCTTGATACGGTCGCTTACGGCGATCCCGAGCATGACATCAAGCCCAATCCAGCAAAGGCGTTTGAACTGTTCCAATCGGTGGTGGAATACCATGTGCCCAAGCTGGCAAGGACTGAAGTCACAGGGGCAGATCAAGGGCCGGTGGAAATGGTAGTGACATGGGCAAACGGGAAATAATCCTGCCGTATTCGCCAAGGGACGCATTTATGCCGTTCCACAACCGCACGACCCGCTGGTCATGTTTGGTCGCCCATCGAAGGGCCGGTAAGACCGTGGCGGCAATCAATGATGTGATTAAGCGGGCAATCACAGAGGGACATCGAGGCGCACAGTATGCTTACATTGCGCCATTCCGCAGCCAGGCCAAGCGGGTGGCATGGGATTACCTCAAGCATTACGCTGCGCCTATCACCAGCACAAGCAATGAATCCGACCTAATGGTGGAACTAATCAATGGCGCAAAGATCATGTTGTTTGGCGGGGACAACGCCGATGCTATGCGCGGA